TGTTGACGAGATTAGGAGCAGTTACACCAAGGCTCGAAACACCTGCCGTACTCACTGTTACCTGACCAGTACCAATAGCAGCGATGCCAAGCATCGTGTCATAATCAGTACCGTTGTAAGTCAGAAGTGCCACTAGCTAATCTCCATTCCTACTGGTAATTCTTCGCTCTTTGTGTATTCTTCTTGATAAGCGTTAAGTTTAGCCGTGAGTTCTTGAACTGCGGTAGAGGGGCTACACTCCATAGTCTGACTAGTTAAGATTTGTTCGCCTTCCTCACCTACAATATCGAAGGTGAAATGTTGACTTAGATTGAGGGTTAATTCTGATTTTTGCGTGATTATTGCTTTCATATAATTCCTTTCTTAAAAAGTTGCTCCGTATGTTCCCCAAGTCGGTGAACCAGAAGGCCCAGCACTCGAACTGACATAAACGCTTGAGTAACCGCCTGTGCCTTTAGTATAACTGAAAGTTTTGTTTGTTTTGTGTTTACGCATAATGTAATAATTGAGTGACGCATCTTCAAAGTAAAAGTATTTGTACGTTCCGTCATCTGATACAGCAGATATTGAATATGCGTTTGTCGCTCTATCTGGTGTTGAAGTTACAGATATGTTCTCAATCGCTGATACAATGGCGTCTTGTTTAGTTTCAGTAGCCAAACCAGTTGTATTGACTCCTGAGGATATGGCTGCTGCTATAGCGTTGTAAAAGGATTTTCCATCAGACAATCGAACTGCAATAGGCTTGCGAGGATCAGTCGGGAACACAACGTCTTGCTTCTCAACATTTACTACCGCCTGAGAATTTATAACTGCATCTCTAATCGCTATTAAATCGTCTTGCAGTTCGCCAAAGTTAGTTACTTTAAGTTCTTTGGCTAAAGCAGCTTCTATATTAGCAACTGTGACCGTATCTAAGGGCTTGTGAGCGTTCTGCTCGATGATCGTGGCTAACTTATTACCTAAGTCATCTAAACCCTTCACAAAGGCATCTACGTTGGTTATAGCCACTTCTTTTTCGGTGTTTACTTGCACAGCACCAGACACTTCAAGCTTTTCAGGGTTGTTAGCCTGTTTAACTTGGAGTTCGCCAGTCAACGCTTCCTTTAGCCCCCCCATCTCGGTGATTAAAGCCTTTAGGGTGTCGAGCTGTTCCTCTAGGAGTAATTCCTGCCCCTTGTCCATAACTAGTCCTGCAATCGTTTACCAGAAGGAACTATGCTGCACTTGCAATTAGGGTGTAGGGGTGGGGTGGATATATCTGTATAGTCAATTGCCATTTGCGCGCCAGTATCAGTAGTCAGTACATCACCAACACCGAGGTAAGGTTTGCCAATCTCTTTTGTAGTCGCAGCCATAGTCTGACAGAAATCACACGCTCCAGGGTTGGTGAACCATTGCGTTTCAGAGTAGCCGTTCTCGAAATAAGTCTGCTGCGCTGCTAGGTTACTTGCCCGGCCACTTTCTGTCTTTGCAATACGTTCAGCTCGGTAGCCCCTAGCGTCAGAGTAAGTTTGTTCTACGCGCTTACTTAGTTTGTTTAAGCTTTCACCATTCGTCACGCCTTCGCCAATGGTCTTTTCAAGGGCTTTGATAGTATCGGTGTTATACACCCCGGCTATTTCTTTGATCTGCGCGGTGATCGTGTTACGCATTTCAGTTGTAACGGTTATCAGCTCGCCAGATATGAAGTTAGCAGCGTCAGCCAATTGCGCTTCCATAAGCTCAATTGCAACCGGGGTAAGTACGGCAGTCAGTTGCTCGCTTTCCTCTTTGACGTTAAACAGCCATTCCTCGTAAGCCTTTTTTGATCCACCCATTTTATCTATAACGTTCTTTTCTTGGATAGCAGCGAACTTATTTATAACGGTTTTCATTTTAGTGGCGTATATATCGTTCGTTTCGTATAAGCGTTTGCGATATGCCTCGTTCTTTTCCTGTTGGTTTTTGGCTATCTCGGTATTGGTAAGCTTCTTGGCCAACGTAACGCGTGCTGCCTTAGTAGGCTCTGGCTGCACTACGTTCTTTGGTTGGATGGTGTCGCCATCTGGGATCGGTTCGTAGCCCATCCTTGCACGAACTTCATTGACTGTGAGGGCAACGTTGACCAAATCTTTATTTTCTTTGTGTATAAACTCTTTGTCCTCTGGGATCGGGCTGGTGTGCGTAACTTTCGTGACACCGCTTGTGACTGCCCCTGCACGTGGCTGCATACCGATGATCGTTTCGTAAATGCGATCCAAGCGTTTCATCATCGGGTCGATCTTTTCTTTTGTGAATATCAGGTACAAGGCTTCAATACTCGCCCGACCAAACCCATTATCTTCTGAACCACCTAACAGCGGCTTTGGTACTTCCAACATCATCAACACATCTTCTTTTGCCATCTTGCGTGTGATCTCTTGGTCTACATCCTGCAATGTAGCGCCAACGGCCTTAAACTCGGCGTTGCCACCACGGATGAACGCAGTCTTACCAGCATTTTCTGGGCCTTCGTAGCCCTCACGCCATTGCTGTGCAAACTGCTTGAACGTTTCTTTGTCCATATCTGGTAATGAAACGATCCCTGATGGGCTGGCGTTATTACGCATATAGTTGAGTGTAAAGCTGGTGGTCGTCAATTCTATATCAACGTACTGGCTGGCACGTTCCAACACACTCATACCTCGCCATTCGTTGAATGGGTTTGGCTTCTTATCGTGGTATATTTCGTCAAGCTCAAATGCCACCTGTGTACCATCGTTCTTGTGCAGAATATAACCGATCAATTCACCGCCATATATCTTTAGCTCTACCTGTGCAGGGTTCAATAAATATATCTCTTTGACTTTGTTGCTGCTTTCACCCCTGGCTAGATACCAAAACGTTTCACCATATATTTCGGTAAGCATTCCGTATAAATGAATAAAGTCTGACGATGTGCGCTGTATAGGGTTCGGCGAGTTAAAGACTGCAAAGAATGGGTGGTTGGTGTATGGTTCGCCGTCTGGCCTTGTTATGATCGGCGTGTAATCGGATAGTGAAGCGCCAATCTTATCAATGGCTTTGTACGTGATGCCACGCACTTGATATTGCGGATTAAAGCCATTCCCTTTTGTATAATTGCGGACTACTTGACCTGTTGATAGTGGATTGCCTAAAGTAGACGAAAATAACGATTTGTACGCCTTACTCACCCTCTCTGTAAACTTCATATAAAGCCTTTCTTAAATGAGCTTCTAGAGCTTCTCACTCAAATTGTATCACATAAGGCTAATTCGCTACCACAATTCTTTTTCCGCCCTAGCTCTTGCTTGCTTCGCCTGTTCTATTGTTTCGTAATAACCAAGATACACAACCTTATAATCAATAGTTATCTGCGCTCGCCACACCTTTTTCTGGTTTGGTGTTGTCTTGTGGTATATCACACCACGAACACCGCTTTTTGACTTTCTTAGCAATCGGGTATTTCTCATTTGGTTTTCTTGTGTTTCCCACCTGACATTCCCAGGTTCATAGTTGCCGGCGTTGTCGATCCTGTCTAACGAATAGCCTTTGTCTGGCCTCTCGCCCACATCTTCTAAAAACTTAGTGAATGAGTTGCGCCATTGATCGCACACTTTAATGCCCCTTGCACCATAATACTTATATGATTTAACGTTGGGGTTGTAGCACCTGTATTTCATATCACGCCAAGCTTGATATTCTGGGCTGTGTGACTTGCCATGTTTTTCTTGTTTCATAATCACATTTTAACACATCTTTTGTGTTTAGAGATAAATATCGTCAAGCGACAATGTTTTTCCTTGGTGATAGCAAATAATACACGCATCAGCTATGTCAGGTGATCGGAAACCACGCTTTTTGTATTCCTGCTTACCTTCCACTCGGCGTTTCCCCTTTACGTCTTGTGTCCAATTGCGTGTTGACAACTCCATCAATAGATCGCTGTGCATGGGCAACTCTATCTGATTAAGTATTTCGGCCATATTGAACCATGCCTCGCTAATCCAATTTGGGTATTTGTCTTTGTCGGCGGGTTCACCCCCAAAGTTGATCGCTATCACGTTATAGCCACGCTTCATCAGTTCATCGGTTACACCACCACCAACACCAGTATCATCTACCTTGATCTGCGCTTCCTTATCAAAGTCGGCGAATTGTTCTAGCCTATCGCATATTTCAGGCGTGCGTAGTTTCGTGTATGTTCTAAAGTCAGTTGATTTAAGCCCTTTGCGTTTCCAAAACACTGTGCGATCATCTCCCATACGAGCAACGTCAACGCCTATGATAACTGCGCCATCGTCATCAATCTCACGCCTCATAGCGTCAAGTATGTTATCCCGGTTCAGTATAGCTTTGTCTGACTGCGCCAGTGGTTCGCTCAACCATTTATGAGCATACAAACTAGGGTTCGCTTCGTCTGCTTGCATCTCAGTGATGATAGCGTCAGGCAATAAGTTTAGTTTGAGCAGCACATCAAAATTCACTTTGCGAGCGTATGTTTTGGGTGGTGGGTTCAATACGTATTTGACGAATACAGGATCAAGTTCGTTAAACCTATTAAACGTGTAGATAATCTGGCTGCCTGGTTTACGAATGGTCGGCGTGAGTATATTCATGCTGGCTTCAGTAATCGATTGAGCTTCTTCTACCCAACATACGTCAATGCCTTCAGTCGATTTGATTTCGTTAATGTTGTGGCGTAACCCTTTGAATAAGAATTCAGTGCCAGTTAATAAGTTAACAATCGTATCACGTTGCACCACGTACTCACCGAAGCCGTATTTCTCGATCAAATCAGATAACAACTTATGCACACTGTCTTTGATCGTGTTTTGTACTTCACGAGTACACAATATGCGCAACTTCTTGCCACGCCCACGAACTAATAATGATTGCGCAACAGCTTGTGACTTGCCACTAGCCCTGCCACCATAAAAGGCTAATGTGCGCCAATTAGGGTTGAATAACTCCTTAAACGGATAGAGTATTTCAACTTTGGTCTTGGTCGTTGTCTGATCCATCATCTCCCACGAATTCTACTAATGCGATATTCAATCCGCCTTCCATATTCATGTTCACATCTTGTTTAGGTTTACCTTCTAGCCGATCAAGTAGTGAGTCGTACGCTCTGGTATCACCTTTACGAGCTTTAATGATTTGAGCCAAATCCATTTGTTCTGCGATTGTGAACCCTTCTATTTCTTTAGTGACTGGGTTTTCCATATCCTCGGTAAGTTCAAGCAATCGTTTCAGCCTAGTCTTGCTATGTGGCACGCCTTTAGGCTTATGCCCACGTCTAGGATCATCTGCGCCTGTAAATGGTTTTAGGTTTTGTGGGTTTGCCATATCGTTCAATCCTCACTCAAAATTAGTGCTTCATGGTGCGTCAGGGTCGGTACTGCCCCGCCTTTTTTCTCATGGTATGAGAACGCCTTACTTTTAGGCTTCTGACGCTTGCCACTACTAGTAAAATATGTAAACTTGTAGGTATGAAAAAGACTTACTATAAGATACAATATTTTGACAAAGTTGTCATGGCTTATGTTGATGTTCAGAAAAAATTTGATACTATTCAGGATCTCCTTAAATACGTTCACAAAAGCAAAACGTGGCGTATCATGCAGGTTGACGGCAAAAATCGCCAAGTTATACTCCCCTCCTCTCTGAAAGCCTAATTTTTTCGCCCTTGTACATGCCAGCATTAAGCTCGTCAATAGCCGAGTAATCAAGGATTGGGGTAACTATCTTGCACGACTTGTCTATTAAGTATATGTATCTTAACTGATAGCCGTCTAGCCTAGAGCTTCCGCTAAAGTCGGCTTTGCTTGTGCCGTGCTTGGCCTTAGTTGTGCCGTCGGCAAGACGGTATATGGTCGAGTTTTTATTTATTCCGCACAGCTTAAAACCTGCAGCTCGATATATTGTTCCGTCTCCGCACTGCGTGCCGTCAGCATAAGAT